GGTTTCCTGAGTCTGCTGCTCTTTACCCTGAGCAATGCTTGCGGCCTCGGCCAGAATCAGCCAGTACAGCTCCGGGTGCTGTTTCAGCATGGCGGTCCCGAGTTTTGGGGTATAGTCGAGAGCAACCTCTGTGCCATCCACCAGCTGGCCCACACCTTCCCAGCCTTTCAGCAGGAACCGCGCTACGTTATCGATCAGCAGGTCATCAACAGAGTCGATATCGCCCACGCTGGCGAGATTAAATTCTTTGGTCCCTACCTTATAGCCTGCGTCCATCTTATCGATGTGGCGGCGCACCAGCGCGTTACGAGAGCGATATTGCGGATTCTCGCTGCTGGCCACCAGCAGGCGAAGTTTGAACAGCGATTCTTCTTCCGGCGAGAATTCCTTTTTGCTCCCTTCTGGCTTTTTGTAGGGATAAAACCAGCGCTCGCCATTTAAATCAATTTTCGGGGTAACAATCAGCATAAAAACTCCATAAAAAAACCCTCCAAAGAGGGCTAATGTTAATCACCACCGCCAGTAGTGGCAGGAACGCGGGTAATAGTTGGCGGCGTATTGGCCGCGGTGATATCCAGCTGAACCTGAACAATGTCAGTGCTCCCCGCATCCGGCCAGTCGCCGGAGATCTGCACTTCCGGGAAATCGAAGGTATAGGCGCCTTCAGCATTCTCCAGCGTGAAGCTAAACGGCACCGTTTCGCCGGTGAACGTCTTCTTATAGATTTCCCAGGCAGCTTTTGACCAGGACAAAGTGACCTGACCTGACGGCGTAAACGTGGTGGGAATGTTTGCGCCAGCGAACGCTGAACCGGTCCCGATGCAGCGCTGGGTCTGCATATTGTTGTCGAACTGGATATTGAAGGTATCGACGCAGAAACCATTGCCACCAGCAACACCATTCAGGCTAAGCGCTGTTACTTCTTTAAACGAATAGCGGAGCGCCCCCGCATTATCGACCGGCGCAGTAAAAAAGCTGGTATCGTCGCCTTTCGTTTCCCAGTCCAGTCCAGCAAAAGTGACCGTGGCGGTGATATCGCCATCATTCGGGATTTCAACCTGGAGTGTGGATACCTGGCATCCGCGGGCAATCTGCGCAATCCCCACGTCTTCAGCGAAGGAAGCCACGGAGAACGTAATGCGCCCGTTGCCCATCGTCAGTACGTTGTTAACCCATTCCGCACCAAAGCAGCTCGCCAGAAAAGCATCGTGCTGATTCCAGCGAAATTTGGTACCGACATCCCCGCCAACATCAATCGTGCCGCGCGATACGCCCTGGGCCATTCGGTTGCCGGCGATTTCGTCGTTATCGTTGGTATTCTGGGTCGGAGCAAGGCCATATGATGCACGCCTTAACAGATTCCACGCCCCAGTTGTGGGTGTAACACCCGGAGTGGTTTCGCGTATAAACGCGGTTACTACTTTTGCGCCTGAACTCACAGGAGCCTCCTGTTATTGTGCGCTACAGAGCGCGATATGGAATTTGGAGATTAAGCTGCGACCAGCCGTCGGCCTCGCCCGCCGGGACCACCGATACTGCGAAGTAACTCAGTCGTCCGTCACTCTGGAACTCGAAGTGCTTCGTTAGCTGGTCTGCGGTTTGAGAAATCAGCAGCGTGCCGGAACCGACCGGAACAAATAGTTGAATGATGAGTACACCGGTTCGATGGACTACCGGCCCGGCCCCGATTTCGTTGGTTCCCGCCTGCCCTGAAATATTGGTGAAGCGTGCCCAGATATCGCGGCCACTCGGATCAAATATCGGCCCGTTGGGATAGTCCACCGCCTCAGAAGCAATAGCGGTCTGCGCTGTCATTCGGGAAATGACAGCGTTTCTGATTTCTGTAAGGGTCATTTGTAGGCCTGAACGACACCGTTAAATGAAACTGCATAGACGCCCGCCGGCGCCTGCGTTGAGTGACCATTCTCCAGCGACACGGAATAAGGCAGGTTCGACTGGATGTAAATCACTGAATAAGCTGGTGCCTGGTTGATGATGTTTTTGCCATTGAGAAAGGTCATCGTTCCACGCGGGTCTGGCTCAGACGGTACTGAGTGATCTGGTTCGCCAATACTGACAAAGTGGGATGCCCGGAACGTACCCGCACGGTATTCCGCCGGGCGCCGGATATCCATGCTGTCGTTAACACGGACTTTCTTCCTGAGCCGCCCGGTTTTTGTCAGATTTGCGGGGTCGACATAAAGAGATTCGTTCCACTCACCTACCGCTTTGTTGTACTGAACCGCGGTGGCGTTGATAGCCCATAGTTCCGGGTTGCCAACAGGTGAGCGCTGGACGATTTCATTAAGCAGCTGTGTTGCGATGGTTCGCTGGCGCAATCTCACATCATCAGCCACCAGCCCGGCGAATGCTGCCGGGTCGATATTCCAGCCCTTAGCCATATCACGCCCTCCGCAGTTGAATGGAGTACGCAGCCCCGGCGGAATCGGCAGCGGCCGTAATAACTTCATAGCGCTGTAGCGCCTTGGTAATTGGGTCCGGCGCCGTGACAAAGTGCCCAACCGCTGGCTTATCGGTTACTTCGTTAACCAGGGCGGTTAATTTCAGGTCACCATGCAGAATGTTAACGCCATCGATACGGCGGAGTTTATAGCGCGCCAGCACTCCGCGCCCCAAGTAAGTCACCTGCGTTTCGCTGCCGGTTTCAGTTACCGGATCCCAGACACTTCGAACCTTATAACTGCCGGTGAACGCCTTAACCGCATCCTGCAGATCAGTATCGAATGCTGCGGCGACTTCTGTCTGCAACTCATCACGTATACCCATCGCATTCACCACCGCTATGACGGAATTTAACGATCACAGAACCGCGAAGCCTACGGGTATAGATTTCACCATTTCGTTTCGCCCGGAGTGGATGAGGTGCAAACTCAACAACGCCCTTTGCCGGGTTTGCGTAAACGACATAATTGATCGGGTTTCCATTCACAAACACATCGCGAGGGCCGAGCCCGTCACCGGCATAATGCACATCAGTGTTTTGCATATCACCCCCTTACCAGCCGTACCTGAGACTGACTAACGCCATAGGGCTTTAGCATTGCAAGCGCCAGCTGCAGATCAGAATCAAGCAATGCCGAGCTGTTGGTAGCGAGTTCCGCGAAGGTCTTTGAAACGCTGACATCATCGGCATCTACCGTCTTACTCAGCAACACACCAGAATCGGTTTTCTGCTGATAAAGGCCACCATTCGAGGCCGCTAGCGCTGCATAGGCGCCAGCCTGCTTCACATCGTCAGGAATGATGATTTCGTGAGTTGCCTTATCGCACGGCATTTTCAGGTTAAGTCCATTCATCCAGGTATTAGCCATCAGCACAGATTTGGCTTTTTTGCTTTCATCTGTCCAGGTGGCACCGAGAATCGAATTGACGTCTTCAACGGTGATGAAAGTGATCATGCATCACTCCATTTCTTTCCAGCCGTGCGCCTTCCAGTTCTCCACTTCATCAGGGTGAACGTTGGCGGTATTGGGCGCACCCGGGAATGCCGGGAAATCGGTAACCATCGCCACCAGCTGCGATGTGGTCGATACGGGTTCGTTGTTATCCGCCTGCGTAGACGCAGTTTGCTCAGCAGCTCGTTGGGCGCGCTGCTCTTTTGTTAATCCGGCCATTAGCCCTCCACTAAAAAAAGGGGCCGAAGCCCCTGTTTATCAGCCCAGCAACAACGCTGAGTGCGCCGACTTAACTGCCGCTACGCCCCAGGACAAACCGACTTCGTAACGCACCTGGCGATACTGGCGGTACAGTGCTACCTGGTAAGTGATGCCAGATACGGGGTCACTAACGTTCATCACATCATCCGCAGTATCGCCGCCCTGCGGCATTGCCGGGGTTCGGGATGCAAGCAGGAATGCATTGCGATCAAACGCCATGTTTGCGGTGTAGGCGCCACCAGCGGTAATAGCGGTGTTGTCGGCCAGTGCCTGACGTAAGCCAGGAGCAGCCAGGGTGATTGCTGTGGCCGTCGCAGCAGCAACAAGGTATTTATTGCTGTCCCCGTCAAACGTCACGATGTCGCCCGCTGCAAAAGCACCTGTGCCGGTATCAATGGCAATCAGAATATCGCCTTCAGCTTTTGCTCCATTCACCAGGTATCCGGCAGCCGGAGATGCAGCGCGTTTCTTAACATGCGCGGATTCGTGGATGTTGAATCCTTCCAGTCGCCCCACGATACCTTCGCGCAGAAGCGCATCAGTACCAGACTCGTTTACTTTGAACAGAACAGACTGTTTACCGCGGAGGTTTGCGATAGCCGAAGAACCGAGAACCATCTGCAGATCAGTTGTCGGCGAACCGTTGTCAGAGAGAACCTGGCGCGCATTTGCCGCATCCGACAAATCACCTGCAATACCGAAAGGAGCGGTGCCGGCCTTACCAACAGCACGAGAGGATGCGAAATACAGAGCCGCGAGATCTGCATCCATCTCATTAGCCAGCGCGCGAAAAGCCTGCTTAAACTGATCAGCAAGAATGGTGTTGTATGTCCCTGCGGGCCCCAGCGCCAGTTGTTCCTCACCGTTCCATTTGACCGGGGCCATTTTGGATTTGGTGATTTTGACATCAACGGTGCCGATCGTCTGGTCGCCGTCATTTGGCGCAGTAGCCCCCGGGGTAATATCAACAGTGGTTGCCGGTGGCGCAACCGGTGCAGTAACGGTCTGGTCCTTCGCGGCCGCATCAGCCTTAGCATTGCGCGATACAGCCGGGATAAAACCGACCTGTTCGCGAGATACGGTATCCAGAGCAGTGAAGATAGTCGGGATCAACCCGGTAAGCGTATTAGCCATGTGTATGGATTCCTTGGAGATTAAAAAAATAGGGTTGGTTGAGCTATCCAGCTCTGGCACCAGCTGCCATCCGACGGCTGGCAAAGAATTAATCGACGATGGTGATACCGTCTTTGAGGGTCGATTGCTGATCTGTTGGGCTCAGGCTGGTGAATGCGTCCCGCTTCATCGTTTTCTGCCCGAGTGAATGCTGAGACTGCCGTGAGCCGCCTCCCTGGTTGCCGCTGGCCTTCAGAATGTGGTCTTTCTGTGGGTACTGCTCCACCAGGAACTCCAGCGCCTCATCAAAGGCCGCCAGTTCGCCCGGCTTCGAGCGGGAATAAATTTTGTTGCCAGAGCCATCATAGGCAACGACTTTGCCGTCCTCGACTTTGAAGGACTGACCAAAGCGCGCTTGCAGCATATCGGCCGGGATTGCCACTTTATCCGCGATGAATTTTGAGCCAGAGAACCGGCCGCCGATCATTTCCTGATAGAGCTGACCTTCGAGCGTTGTCGCCCGTTGGGTGGCCTCTTCAAGCTGAGTCTGGAATGATTTGGTGATATCCGCTTTCACCTGGTCAACGGCACCCGCGTCGATCAGCTTTTTCTGGTCGATTTTGGTCATCATCTCCAGCGCTTCGAGCGCTTTCGCCGGATCGCCAATTTTGGCGAATTTAGCCAGGCTGGCTTCAGCAGCTTCTTTGGCTTCACGATGAGATTTTGCCTCACCATTCAGTGAGGAAATTTTTCCTACTGCCTGCACGGCATCAAAGCCGACTTCCTGTCCGTCATCGTGGACGTAGACGGGCAGACCGTTTGTATCAACTTCTGCATAGTGTTTGCCATTTACTTCGACTGTCTTCAGTTTCATGTTGGTACCTTTTCAGGGTCATCCGACCGTTGCACCGCTCACCATCCGGATTGCGGCAATAAAAAAGGCCGCCCGGAGGCAGCCTTTGAATGAATTTTCATGATTAAAGTCCGGCGTCACTGAATGCCTGGTCGTCACGTTCCCGCAATTGTTCCAGCGTCAGCCATTCGCCCCTGTCGTTGTAGAATTCATCAGGAGACATGCCGCCATCACGAATCAACCTGGCCCGCGTTAAGCCAACTATCTGGGACTGTCGCGTGAACGACTGGCGCGAGAACCAGCCGTGATAATCGGTATCCGCCGGCACCTGCCCGTTCATGCTGGCGCGCGAGCTATCGGATATTTGTCCTATAGCAATACCGAGCTCATCAGACGATTTCAGGATGTAGGTTTCGACGCTTCGACAACACCAGTGAATTTTGCCTGGTCCCTGCAGATATGGCACCTTATGGCCGATCGGCTTGTTTGCCAGGGTGTATTTGAGACGGTCACGAATTCGACAGTCTTTCGATGTCCGGTTATCCAAAGTGGACAACCACTGCTTACCCTTAAGAAGGTCGTCGTTCGCATCCGCAAAACTTTTCCTCGCCGTCGCCGCAAGATGCCCTACTGCTGTTTTGGCAATACTGCCAGCGTTTGACCGGCTAATTTGCAGCGAGCCATCCTGGTAGCCGCGGTTAGCGTGGCCGCGAACTTTTCGCGCAATCTGTTCCGTTGTATCGCCCAGCAGGAAGCCCTGCCTGACGGTATTGGTGATGCGCGTCATGCGGTCGGCTTCAAGGCTACCGGCCCACTCGCTCAGTAACCGCCCCTGAAAAGGCCTGGCCATTGCCGCGGCATAAATGGCGTCCGGTGAAATTCCCACCAGCGGATGAAGCGCCAGCACATCATCGGGGATCGCGAACTGAAACAGGCTTAACTGAAATCCTGCCTCATGATGTGCCAGTTCCTGCAGCTCGCCGGCGAGGCTTTCGCTCATAGACTGAACCACATCACGATTTAACGCTCTGACGCTGACCAGAAGAGATTCTAGCCTCGACACCGTGAAACTTTCCGCATCGAAGGTATCCATCGCCACCAGCAGCCTGGCCGTCAGCTCTGCATCGCTGTCATTCAGGATTTTTATCATCCTGTTCGCGACACCGGTGCTGTACTGACTCACACAAATCGCATGAGCCAGGCTTTCGTCACTAAGTTTTTCATTCGCCGTCGCCATCTCAACCACCTGGATTATTCAGGCTGCCGACAAGTGTCACCTGCTGGTTCCTCAGTTCGTCGATCACCTCTTCAGGTTTCGCGTCCGGGTCGATGAATTTCAGCGCCTGAAGAACGCGAACCGCATCAATCTGGCGAATATCACCACCCTGCCGAAGTGACTGAACAGCCGTTGCAGCTGAGGCATCAAACGTCTGAGCAGAAACATCCAGTTCAGTGCGTACATCGACATTGCCGCCCTCAGTTTCACCGAGCCATTCCGCCATGATCTGCAGGATATTATCGAGCGCGTCCTCCAGTGAACTCGCCATCGTGTACAGCGGCGAATTCTCCTGCATGCGCTCTTCATTGGTCTGGTCAACAGATTTGGTCGAGGTGTTCTCGGCACGTAAGAGTTTTGCCCCGGCCTGCCGCATCTGATCTTCCAGTTTTTCCAGCGACGTTTCACCGGATTCAATGGCCGATCCGGTATGTTCGACATATTCAAGACCCTGCCTTTCGCGGTTGTCAAAACGAGTCGCTGTTGATGAGCCGATCGTTAACGTTTCACCTTCTGCCAATCCATAAGCCACCAGCAACGGCACACGGGCAACATGCAGGATGTTGTCCTGCTCACTCTGGCTTTGCCAGTGCTTGATATTCAGCAAAGCCAGGTTAAGCAGCGGCGGAGATCCGCGCATAAATCCTGTGCGTTTCGTGTAGAGCGTCACCAGCGTGATATCGTTACGGCTCGTTTGCCATTCTTCGTGTAGCGTCCATTGTGCTTCACCATTATCGCCCCTGTTACGCCGATAGATTTCAACCTTACCAGGCATGATATGCCGGATCTGTTCTACCTTCGTTTGCCCGTAGTCATCACCGTCAATAATGATGGTTTCACGAATGCGCAAATCAGTAAGGATGACCTTTCCACCCTCGACTTTCGACTTCCAGCCGATCACCTGACGGGGATTTAGCATCGTTACGTATGGCCGGCTTCCAATCGCTTTTTCATCTGCTTTTGTCCTTACAGATTTCGGATCCACCCGCGGGTAATCCACCAGCGCATGAACAAGGCCGTACTGGAAACCGATACTGAAAAACTGTTGCGCCCAGACATCAAGGCGGTTTCCTTCCATATCGATGTCGGTAGAAAGCTTTCGGATAACTTCCGGCGCGCTTTCGCTCAATACCGTAGGCTCAGCAAATACGCGTCCAATGTTCTGTTTAATCGCTTCTTCATAGGCAGGCAGCAAGGTTGCAGCTGCTAATCGTTCTTTGTAGCTGTCAGGGTCTTCGTTGGGCCATTTCGGAAGATACAACTTACCCTGTCGGCGCATTTCAAGCGTACCGCCCATTAGCGCATCGTTGATATCCCAGGCCTCAACCATGTCGTTATAGTCGAGGTTGGGTGTTGAAATATCAGGCATGGTTTTACATCCGCAGTTTGGTGACTTTCCCGGTTGGTTTGATAATTGGGAACTGTTTCACGATGAAGTAGCCGCCAGCGTCGTTAGGGTGGTCATTATCGGCTTTTTTGTCAGGTTCACCGTTTTCACCCCATACCTGCTGTTCAAGCGATTCCGTGTAGACCGGACAGCGCTTTACATTCACTTTGTAGCGACGCTCACCATTGCCATTGCAGAACATGGCGTTCATGGAATTGATACGATCTTTTACTGGCGGGTTTGAATCGTTCACAATCACATTGAAGCCAGCCTGTTTGAGCTGGGCGATATCCGTAGTGCTGGCATGAGCTGATTTACGAGAATCACCGGAGGCGTCCGGGTAAATATAGATTTCCCTCACCTTCCGGTAGTCATGACCGTCATATAGCCAGAACCGCTCTTTAATGATGCGAATAATGTCCGGTGTGTCGTAAGCCTTAATGATTTCCGTAACTGCACAGGGAAGCCCAAGGCGCAGCACATGAACAATTCCGGCCATTTTTCCGACGTTAAAGTCCATACCGATGTACAGAGGTTCGCCGGGCTGCTCTTCCTCCTGGCAATTGTTCAGCTGACGGTCAAACTGATGGTAAATAGTCCCGCTGGTCAGATTGGTAAACTGGCCGCGCAGATAAGCCTTAATCAGCTCCGGCGGATAAGACTCCATAAGGGATGGAATGTAGTCTGCCGGCAGATTCTTTTCGTTGTCGAAGGTTGAGGCCTGAACCAGCCCGTATAGCGTTGAGAGCGAAGGTTTATCGCGCACAGCCTTTGCGAATTGTTGATAAACAAACTTAAACCCTTCTGGCGTCGTGGTGACGTCTATTCCGTTACGCAGACCGGGCACGTTGTAACGCATACGCGCAATGATTTTCCGCCAGGCTAACTGCGCCTTTTTGGCGGGCATCACGTCGAGCTCATCTATCAGGGCATTACCAATTTTGAAACCAACGATGGTATGTGGCTTTTCCATCGAGCGGCATATCGTCGTCCCACGGAACTGCTTCCCGGCGTAGAAATGGACCTCTTTGTTTCCCTCATTGATTTTGACATTCAGCCCCCAGTCATAGGCCACCTCTTCAACCGTGGGATAAAAGATGTCGCGGATCTGCGGATACGTTGGTGCAAAGTAGCCCTGGTTGATTTTAGGGTGTTCCCACATCCCCTTGCAGATACCGCCGCAACCAACCCATGTCTTGCCAGAACCAAACCCGGCCACGTAAGCCTTAAACTTGTACTGCATCGCAAGGAATTTGGCCTGAGGGATGTTAAGCGTCGGAGCTATCGCCATCCTCGTCCCTCACTCGCGCATCGACTACGTTGATATTGATTGCAACTGGCGTTGGTTCGTCATCCTCCGGGTCAGCGGCCAGTTCTTTGCGGAGTTTGTCGATCTCCAACTGCCTGCGCTCGATTTCTATCTGCTGCAGGCGCTGGGCGAACTCGCTATCGGCCAGGCCAAGGCGTTTCATCACCGCCTCGTACATTCGTTCTCGGCTGATGGCGGTTATCTCTACGCCATTTTTACCGAGCTTCACGCCGGAATAGGCAAGCGCAGCATCAGATGGCAACTTCGTGGTATCGGCAAAGAAGGGTTGCCCGATACCGTCACCATTACACCGGGGGCAATGAGGGTTGGGCTCGCGCTTGTGGTTGTAGCCGTAGCCGCCATCATCCAAAGGCTCACGACGTTTACGCTCAAGCGCTTCGAGTCGCTTCTCTTCGTACTCCACGGCATCACGCCATTGGTACTGGTGACCAAAGCCCCAGCAGTAACGGCAGCTCCCGCGGCGATACTGAGAAAGCTGGTTGGCATCGAAGGTGGCCAGGCGCCACATCTGCTCAAGCACTTCATCAGCGCTGCCGAGTGTGCGCACAATGGATGATTTTTGCTGCTGCGCAATGGCCTGCGCAACGTTAGGATTCGTTAGAAGCTGACGGCCATAGTTTGGGTCGCTATAACCAGCACGCTCGGCGGCTGCTGTGGCGTTATGGTCCTTGAGGTATTCGGCAATGAAGCTCTTTACCTTTGGACTCAGTTTGCTGTCCACCAGCTCTTCTGCACATTTTTCCTTTTGCGCAGTGCGCAATTTCTTCTGCGCAGGTTTTTGCGCAGTTTGCGCAGAAGGTTTTTTGATGTATCGACGGGCGGTAGCGTAATTCAGTCCCTGCGCTTCACACCAATCCTTCGGTGATACGCCGGTTGCGGCATGATCGGACAGGAACCGTTGCTGAAGCTCGCCCCAGTCCGGTTTTGCCATGGATTATTCCTATTTGACGTGAGTGAGAAAAAGGAATTACTGATTCTCCATAAAATATTCACTTTTATGTTTTGGAATTAAGGCTCTTTAGTTCAGGAGTTATTATGAAAAGAATTATGCTTGCTGTTTTTGTGCTCTGTGGTGCGCTGTCTCTTTCAGGATGTATTTTCCCTCCGGGAGGTCCAGGCGGTGGTCATGGTGGTGGCCCTGGTGGCGGATTTTCGCATGGACCAGGTTTGCGTTAATACCAGCAGGCCCTTTACAGGGCCTATTCGTATCAGGTGGTATCAGTCGATACCTCCTTTTCTGAACGAGAAACAACACTACCACAGGCGCCTGCTGTAATGCCTTAGCTGGACTGTTCAGCGCTGGTATCGAAGAGCGGCAGCGCTTCAGTTGCTTCCTGCACTGCTTTCATTGTCTTTGCTACTACCTCAGTCTCTGATGTGACACGGCTGTATTGCTGGATGAATAACTGGTACTTAAGCGGATCATCCTGAACAAATTCTACGGCGACTTTTGCTGCTGCCGTGTCGTAGTTCAGGGCTGAAAGCAGGTTCAGGCGAATCTGCTGAGCGTCGGTGACTTCTGCCATATAAAACCTCTGTAAACATCTTTTCGATGGATTGTGGGGCACTGAGAATTTTCTGAATAATTATCGCTTACGCTTGTCGGGATTCTGCTACTTTCTATACTCAAATCGATTTTGCTTCTCACGAAGCGAGGTCACTACCCGAACGGCTCAAGGATGAGCCATTACCGGAAGTCAGATTAATCGCATCACCGTGCGAAATTTGCATACAACCCGGGTTAATGCCTGTACCATCAAGTTCATTAGCTGTTAGTTCAGCGCCCCGCCGCATTCTTGGAATTCCCTCCTCGGGGTTTTTTATCAGATTTCAACTCGATTTTTCGGTTTAGCATTATTGAAGCTCTTTGCTAAAAAGCTTCTGTAATGTAATGAAAAAGCCACCCGATGGTGGCCTTTGCGATGGCAATGAATGAAGTAGCTCTCGATGCTCACAATCACATGATTACTCAGCTATCGAGTTTAGCCTGGCGGAGCCTGTAGTTTGAAAAATATTGTTTTTATCAGGCCCTGACTCGGTTTATTAGTTTCGTAACGCCATTGTGACATTGCTGCAATGACTGCTGAGTCGAAGAGGTGCTGCGGTTCTGATCTGAGTATCCATATCTTAGATATCTTTCCATCAACTCCTACGTCATATCTAACCCTGACATCTCCTTCAATCCTGTTAGCCAGTGCGTAATACGGGTATGCCGGAGTTGGTGAATATAGCAGTTTTGGATGCGAATTTTTAGCGGGGCTGGCACACCCCATAAGTATGCTACACAGAAGAATCGTACCCAGAAGTCCCTTTTTCATAATCACACCAGTATCGTGAATGATAATCAACATTACCAAGGTACAGCCTTCACCTCTAAATGAGAACACCTATTAATGGTAAACATCGAAGCCTTTATCCTCTGAAAAGCTCCTGAAAAACCCAGGACATCCACTGGAAATGATAATGTCCTTGTTAATCCGGGTCTTCAGCCTAAGCTTAAAGCAGGCGCTGTCCTGCCCATATTTGGTTGTCTTTTTGTTTCTACCCGTAGGCTCAAGGATGAGCCACATCTCTTATTTCCACGCCCAATCGACCCTCTTTTTGATCTGCAACCTGGCGGAGTGCTGAATCGAGTGAATATGATTTGTTCATTGGCTGTCAATTCAGCACCCCGTTAAATTAAGGATTTCCTCCTCGGGGTTTTTTATTGAGCTGCTTGTCGATACCTCGATTCAGCATTATCGAAGCCCCTTTGCTCAGGAGCTTCTGTAATGCCTTTTGCTTAATTATTTCTTAACACTGTCCGGCATCACCGCCCCCACAACGCCAGCCAGCGCCACACCGCCAGCGATGACAGTTTCCTGAATGCCCGGCGGCATCTGATAACCAAATATGCCAGCAACAACAAGAATGATGCCGCGCCAGGTGGACGGCTCTTTCAGTCGATTAATGAGATAGTTCATAGTTCCACCCTTTCCTTTATCCAACCATAGAGAAAATCTTCATTTGCCGCCCTGGCTTCAGCAAGCTCAAGATAGCGGGCACCCTGGCTACAATTCAGCCCCTTCAGCAGCGTGTTTTCACCATCTTTGCCACGAACGGCGAGATAACTTTTCAGGGCAGCGATTGTGATGTTGCCGATCGCGCCGTCCGTCTTCAGATCCGGATATAGCTTGCCCTGCATATTCAGCGCCGATAACCAGCGCTGCAGGAATGTACTGGCGACACGCGGCCCCATGTTCACGCCGGTATCACATAACTCCTGCGCAATGGCTGGCGACAACTCGGCGATGCGGTCAAACTTCGGTTCTGTCCAGTATTGCGACAGGTAAATGGCTTTGGCGGTTTCCCGTGGTAACACCTTCATATCACCTGCGTAACCATATGCGCGGGCGGTAGTCTGCGTGATACCCCAGCGCGTTGGGCCGCCTTTATCATTCGGGTTATTTACGTAACCCCCTTCTTTACCGAGGATGCCCTCGATAATCTGATCTGCTGTCATGGCGCCTTAACTCCGGTAATGCGCTCCCAGAAATAGGTCAAAGCAACAGATCCCATTGCCCCGCTAATTCCGGAAGTGGCCAGTATCATGTAAATGCTCAGTCCGCTTTCAATGCTCACCAGGCCAGCAATAACGCCGGTAAACCCTGAAACCACCATTTGGGCAAGAGCATTGATCAAGCTCCATGTTGCCTTGCTCTGCTTCACATCTATCAGGTAGCGGACAAGTCCACCCCAGCAAGCAATGATCAGCAGAACCAGCCAGGACATCCCGGCAATGCTCTCTTTGTCTTGCATACGTTTAGCCATAGTTACCGCCTCCGATGAAAGATCGGGAAGCTGTGTTTGAAAAGGGTCAGGCCCGTCAGGCTGGATTTAACAACGAAGCGTGTCGATGATGATTCCTGCGGGACCTGATAATAAAAAAGCCATGCAAATGCATGGCCTTGTGATTTGAATCCGTTATTTACAAAATGTATTCGAGACAGTATCTTTCGACTTCCGGACAAAAAAACATATACCGGGACAAAATCTAAATGTAACTGCCTTGCCTGCATGAAACCATGCGGGCTTTTTTTTGCCCAAAGAAAAAGCCCACCGAAGTGGGCCTTACAGCTATCATCATTTTTTATTAGGTGTGATGCCGGGTGCCTCCCGGTGAGTCGTTGGCTGACAAACCGTTACTCGCGGTCAATTTCACCGGGCATTATCATCATGATGCAGCCTTGTCACTTCCGCCCCGCCGCTAGGGGGATTCACCACGCGCTTAAATAAACCAGCCATTTAGGCGCATGTCAATTATTTGCGTTCTACGCATCAACATAGATAAGTTTACTAACCAATAACCCTTTTGGCTGTTGTATATATTTTAGTCAAATACAAGTCCTTTGTCTGATCATTGTGAACCTGAAGCATCAGCTGCAAAGTCTTATCTGTAATAGGTTGGCCTGTTTCTTTAAGCATTATGATAGCTCTACCCAGCACTCGACATACATCATCGTACATAGCCTGGTGTTCTTCTTTAGGCGGCATTCTACTGGATCCCCGATCGTATTGGTTTTGCTTCCGATTGGCTTATTACACGTAGATATTCCCACAAAATACTGATCAGGCTCAAGAAGAATGGCAGTTTGTCGAATCACAGGTCGCACCATCAGGCTGCTACGCAATCTTTTACCCCTGCCATTCTGGTGCTGATTGACGGAATCGAACCGCCGATATCCTGCTTACAAGGCAGGCGCTCTACCTGCTGAGCTAAATCAGCAATCTGGTTCAGGACTCTCGCGTATGAGCTTCAACTTGTAGTGCGGCACGTATTAATTGAAGCTCTGACAGGTTTGCAGAAATTTTAAAACCACAATGAATCTTGACCTTGTCATTTAGGTGGTTATTTACAATGTGAGAGTAATTAGGTAGTTTCTCCTTACTCAAGCAAGAAAATTCTTATTTTGAGTACACGTGATGAATGTCTTGCCCATCATCCTATTGGGTTGATGGGCTTTTTTTGGCGAAGAAAAGGCCCCCAAAGCGAGCCTGCCAGTGCTTTCTTTATCCGAATTGGTTGTGGTGCCGGGTGCCTCCCGGTGAGCATGCCCCAACAGACATCTCTCGCGCGGTATTCACAGGGCTTTCGCTCTATTAGTTGGACGCCCCTCCGCATAGGGGGATTCACCACGCTGATACTTTAATTCACATGCATTAATGTCGTCAATCTATTGGTTTTTTGTGTTTTTTTGATACAGATAGGTAACTCTCGCAATCGTAAGTACCCCAGTTGACTGGTACCAGAGACGGCAAAAAAAAGCCTGCTTAAATAGCAGGCTAACAGGTAGGTATCATGCAGGTCCAAACTGAAGCTTCATTACCCTGTTAGTTCGAGCTACCGATTTCTCAGGAAAGAAGTTTTGTCTTAGTTTGCACAATATAACTTTAGCCTAAATAAAAAAAAGTGACAAAGTTAGGAATTTTCAACGTGTATTCATGACATGAGCAGAACAAATATCAACGTATGAATATTGAGCAAATCAAGATTCTTTTGTCTTAAGATGATATGGTCAATGTTGGAACGGAAAGGTAACGCGAATTCCCGGTTTTAAAATATAAAACCCACACTTTCAGCGGGTTTTATTACTTGTTGCTTTGTTTATCTGAACGGTGAATTCAGAGAAACCTCTGCATCAGGTTCATGCGTAATCCTGTTTCGAAGATCCCTTCGGATTATCTCAATAGACCAAAACCATACTAAGTGACCAAATATCTCTGAAACGTTTTCGTACCAAGGAAGATCAAAAAGTGGTGGTGTTAATCCCATTAGCGGGAATGAAATCATATGGACAAACAGCTGTGCAAGTGCACCAGCCAGTAGCCCCTGCCATAACTTAATCTTAGGAAACACTTCTGCAACAACACAATATCCTAAAGCGAAAACGATGGAGAAGATGATATGTGTCACACCGACCCAGTTAAATGCATGCTCAGCAAAAGTGTAAACAGCCGCATTAGGGTCAGCCACTCCCAGCCAATCACGTAAAAAAATGTATGGTGGGTTAAGGAAGTTCCTGGAGCAATCTATTTGGTCAACTGCTCGAATTAGTGACTCGGGTCCACACGCGCTGGTAAACATATCGACAGGACTTCGTGGTGGAAGAGGGACTTCAGCACCCCATTTTACAAATGCCGAAACCACACCCGAAATTAGCCCAACTAACAAAGCAATGCCATAACGCCGTCTGCGAGGTTCCGTCTGTACAAAAAAGTCTTTTAACGCCATAAAACCACCACTTAAAGGAAAAATTTACAGTTCCTTAATATTCCTTAAGTTGGATGCGTATCATTTTGATTTAGATCACGGTTTGCATTTTACTTGCACCAAATTTATTTTTTTTCTTAAACCGTAAAAGATTAGTACTGATTAACTTGTGCATACTCGCCACTGCGAACTGAAAGAATGGTGCAACACGTCTCTTCCCAAAAGCCTGACCAGATTGCAGACACGAAAAAGCCCCAGCGAGTACTGAGGCTACAATTATAAAAGTGACTTTAAGTCGGCCCAAAGGCTGTTGCAGGTCTTCTTCCCTGCCGTCACCGTTAGCGTTGTTTAGAGTCCTACACGTCCGGACTATTGCCTTGGTAGATTTGAACCTACACCTGCAGACGTGTGGTGCCGGGTGCCTCCCGGTGAATCGTTGGCTGACAAACCGTGACTCGCGGTCAATTTTATCGGGCATTATCATCATGATGCAGCCTTGTCACTTCCGCTTCGCCGCTAAGGGATTCACCACTGTATCATTTTTAAATTTTATCTACTCGAAGTCAACTCCTGGGTAGCCAACTTAAAAAAAATTGATAATATATCAAGTTTATTGTGAATATTTTTGGAGTAGAAAGTGGACCCTAGAATAAAAATGCAGCGAATTGGTCAAACAATGTACGGAAATCGTTGGAAATCATCATTATCTCGGGGGATGAGCGTAGATCCAAAAACCATACATCGCTTATTATCTGGAGAGCGCTATTTCCCCAAAGATCTCTCATCAAAGTTGTTACAAGCCATACAGCTGGAACAGTCCAAAATCAACAAAGCCATGGAAATTATCACCTCCGATAGAATATGTAGGGATGACATAACTGAAGATGTGATTAAATACATTGCATCTCGATTTGAATACTTATCTGAGAAAGATTACAAATCCGCTATTAACAGCATACATCGTGCCGTACATGATACCGTGCCAAATGATATTTACCTCTCTGATCTGGAGGCTATCGCTCTGAGGTATTCAACTATATCGGTCGCATAGATTATGTTGCAGTTATCTAGTCAACCAATAGTTAAAACATTTTACTTGCTATCGTTGAGCTTCAATTTGTAGTGCGATACGTATTGCCTTAGCAGCCCTGACCAGATTTCATAAAGAGAAAAGCCCCGCACAATGGCGAGGCCTTAATCTTTGTGACGTCATGGGCAAATTACCCCATTGTTGAGACGAGATTAGCCAATTTCCGCCACGTTTGCAATAGCCTGCTGCAAAGTCATCTCGTTACCTTCTCAAGCATCTTTTCTGCGAAGGATTCCTCGACGTGGCAATACTCCACCAGACGATCAAAGAACAATTTGAAGTTTCTTCGCCAGGTAGTTTCGGTCACGCCAAGAGCCTTGATACCTCCGTGTCTTTTAATCTGGGATAGCCGCGACCAGTGCAGCGGGGGCATTGCTTAAAAACCGGAAGTCCCTGAAGCTCTGATTTTTTCTTATCCAGTACCTCACCGCGGCCCCGGCACCGACATTCGTTTTTAAGTCGCCCTTTGCCATAGCACGTTTTGCAGATTACCCTCACCTGCTCACGAACGACCTTAACTTCTTCCCAGTCCGATGGCGAGATCCCCTTAGTTACTTTTACCCATTTCGGAGGCTTTCCGTCCGGATAAGTCACTTTGTTGGTGAACACCTCGGCGTCAATAAAACCAGATCCAGCGCAACTGCTACATGTGACCAGACTGGCAGCGCTAAGCGAATAATCCCGGAACACATAACCAGCCATTACACGCAAAAACTCCGTGCGCTGCTGTTCCTCCATAGCCTGCAGGGGTCTGCTCCTGCCGGCACGTTGAATGGCGAGTTCGCCAATGAAGGCAATTATGTTGTCAGGTTCCAGAACACCGGCTTTTGCAAGGTAGAGCTCGATACCTATCGCTGATTTTGATGTTGCCAGGCCTAGCGCGGCCATGACATCGGTAATTGTCAGGGTCTCAGACGTTATTCCGCATGGTACTGCACCGGGCATCATCGATTTTGGTGAGAAAAATTTAGGTAATGCTTCTAGTTTCACAATTATGCCCCTGCTTTATAAATACGGATTTGATTTCTGAGGATGCGATATGCCACCGGGAATGACCCGCGATAACGGACGATGTTCAACCGCAGCCAGCGCTGGCGAATATATTCAGTTGTGTTCATGCTCATGCTTTTACCAGCCCTTCTTTTTTCCATATGGCCAGCGTTCTGAGCACACCTTCTGCATGCATCAGGCGCAGTTCGTCATAGGTGTAATCGGTTGTTTTCTTCCGTCCGTCGATCAAGTCGTGGCAACAGTTGCAGGCGATAGCCGCCTGAGTATCGTCAGGCTTGTATCCTATGCCGCACGTACCCGCCAGCCGGTAATGTGCCAGCACGCTGGTTTCCGGGTTGCCGTTGCAGTAACCGGGGATCCTGACTGTACATTCGCGTCCGCGCGCCTCTTTACGTAGATTCGCCATAATCACCCCCACATCCGATTTCGGGTGCGAGAAGCCGGACGCGGAGGATTTTTGTCCTCCACCAGCTGCGCACTGACGGTCCAGGTGATTAAATCCTGATTCAGACTGCGCTCGACACTTACGCCCCGCTGGCGATATTTCGCCATCAGCTCATCAGCCTGCTGAGTTGTGCAGTCGTGATGGTGAAACCATGAATATTTCATCGGCATCACCCCGCGAAGCTTAAAAGCTGGTTTGCGGCGTTCTCGACTTCCAGCTGGCTGTTGAATGAATGGGAGAGGATCCACCGCCAGAGAACATCCAGCGATGCTTTGTACAATTCCTGAAATTCGCATTCGTCCATGCTGGCGAAAGAAATGCTGCGGGGGTGTTTTTTTAGAGTGCCGTCCGGCAGCTGTATGGCGACATAGTGTCCAGCTTCGACAATGACCCACGCCCGGTAGGCGTCGAAAGATTTGCAAATGCTGATGCTGCCAGCGCGTTTCTCGGCTATACGGTCGAGGTATTGCTCAGCGGCATCGAGCAGTGCCGATTCACTACCGCCATATGCTGCAAGGTATCTGGCGTAACCGGTGATAAGCCTGCGCTCGTTAGACGAGATCGCTCCGCCGGAAGGTTCCCAGTATTCGAAGCCAAGATTGAGTAAAGCAAAATAGCGGCGATGAAACGCCGGATTGCGGACAAGCTTATAGTCGGCCTCAAAAACGGCACCGAGCTTACATTTTGATTGCAGGAAATCGCTGGTCTCCTGCGTTGCAGGGATCAGAATTCCTTGAGACTGTTTAACTAAATGAAGTTGCGCCATCATATACTCCGAAGGCGCATTACTGTCAGGTGGCTGGTTGTTCAGGCCAGCGCAGCAAGTATGAATTAGCTAGTTAATGGTCGTCAATTTTTTGAGCTCATTTCCTGGATTATTTCAGTCAGGGATGCTCTTGACCAAAGGTGCTCATCTTTTGCTATTTTTCTTGCGGCGATCTCACCATCAAGATTAGACAGCAGATGTCTGTCATTCTGACCCAATCGAAATGAGCACACCACTTTTCCGGACTCATCTGTGACGGTGGCCCAAAAGGCCCCTCTTCGCATTGGTTCGATACCATCAGTCACATTACCCCCTGAGCGACATACTGACGCACTCATGAAAACGGGCAGCAGCATCAAGGGTAACGCAAACGCGATGCTCTGGGATAAAGGCCGCCACCAATAAAAAATTACTAATAAAACCAGTCGTCGGCGCTTTCCCAGGTCTCTTGGAGAATTTCTGCAATGGTTTCTTTATCGCCATGTATGCCGCCGAAAACACTGAGTCCATCAGCATCAGCGCGACGAATAGATAATTTGCAGTCATCATATTTTTGATTTAATCGCCGAAGGAATTCGGCTTCTAACGCTGGTTCAGCACCGTTAGGTAGTTTTTTAGCTTTGTCGATGGTTACTTCGAGTTTCATAGCATCACCCCACCAAAAATACTGTATAAATACACAGTACACCTAACTCACTGAATGGGCAATATCTTTAGAGCACAAATCGTTAACTTTTGTCAGTAACAGGAAAAGAAAAACTACCATAGCGGATTGAATTTATTGCGATTTTATTAAACAGACATTTCCTTTTGCTGACATAACCTAGGTAAATTAACCCTCATCCAGGCTGTTGCCCTCTGGTTTCTATGTTAATCACTGAAGCTTGACGTGCATCAATCCTGAAATTCGAGTGAGAGTTATGTTGTAAAATCATTTATTCGGCAATCAGTAAGGAGTAATGAAATGCAAGTTCAAGAGACTCACTGTATTGAAAGCGGCCTAGTATTTAATATCGGAGCTGTTTCTTATCGGCGTAGGATAATGGTTCCATTGCTACTTGCTTTAGCACCAGGAGGTAAATCTACAACAGCAAAGCATGAACTCTTCTTTAATGGAAATTCCGTCGCAAAAGCTGAGGCAAAAGGCTCTGTTAATTTAGATGGCGTACCGCTCAGCGGCATGCAAACAAAAGGCTGGGAAGGATTCATTGAGGCTAACCAATCAGCAACGATAGAAGCAAGAATGAGTTCATCTTCTGGTGGCTCAACACCATCAAGCACTACAATTTATATTGGTGCAGCATAAAGAGATGGCGGGGTGACGTCCCCGCCATGGATCATTTCATGGCGTCCTGTACTACCATTTTCAATCTAATGAAGGGCGGATATTCGAAGTAATCGCACGCACATCATAAAATACCAGCACAAACTTTTCAGCTGTAGCCTGTGTAAGTTACTCATCGATAAAACAAAAAAAGAAATATTCAATACATACTAACAGCACTTCATCACAATAACTCCATTAAAATTAAAACATAATAAACATTGTCTTTAACTTGATTCTCCAAGTAAAAGTTTATTATGAAAAAGCATAAACTCGCAATCACCGCCTTTATTTCTAACCAATTCGATTTCATAATCTGGCCATGGGTACTTATAACGCAGAAACAAGCACCTTGACTCAATATAAATTATTTTTTTAAGGCCAAAAGAAAAACACCCGACAATATTGTAGTCCTTAAACTCTCTAGCTATAACCAATATGCTTAATTTCTTATTCTTAGAGCACATATTTAGATATGCACGATTAAAGATCACTTCATTTCCTCGTGAATCGCTGGCCATGTTAAACCCTCCATCATCCCTAAGCAATAGACTTAAAAATCAAGCACCAGAGGGCTCTGGTACCTGATGGGTCCCTTTCATAAGAGACAATAGCAGCTTTAATGAAGTAAAGATTTAACTATTTTCAAATTGAGCACTTTCCAAATAATTCAAACTAAAGCCACATATTGACAAGCGCACTACATAAATTTAATTCAATAATTTCATACGACAAATTTCAAACACAGTCGCAATCTCAGCTTTGTAATACATCAGGCGGCTGCGTCCTTCTTCTGACATAACTCAGGCAAATTAGCCTTTACCAGCGCCTCAGCGAATGGAGGCGGCACGGCGTTGCCGCAGCGTGCGACCTGTTTGTCCTTTGCGTACTTCACGCCACGGTAATCCTGGTCAATGATGTACCATTCGGGGAAGCCCTGCGCCCGGTAGAGCTCGCGCGGCTGCAGCATGCGCATGCCGATATCAACGATTCGGTAAGTCACCCCGCCAATTTCCACCAGTCCGGTGCTATCTTCCCCGCAGTATTCCTGCAGAAACGCCAGCACCTGCTGCGCGCGCTCTTCGTCGTAATCCTCGACCGCCAGAGTCGTTTTAACCTCCCCTACGTGCTGGCCGCCGGCAGTGATAGTCGGCATCGGCTCGTCAGTAGGCTGGCCGTCACGGCAAGTACCGCGCAGTTTAACCAGATGAGAAGCGACTAATGCGTGGTGATCGACAGTCGTTACTGAATGCGCTGGCTCATCCAGCCCCACGCCGGCGCCCTGATAATTCCCTCCGTAGTGTTTTGCCAGAAATGCCCCAACAACCGCATGTTTCCCGCCACCAGCCACAACGGTACCCAGCGGCTTATCCAGTCCTGGCACGCGAGGTGCCTGTCCGGGCCGTTCTCCGTATCCCATTTGAATAAGCGTCGGCACTACCAGCTGCGATTTACCGCCGCCGCCCGCGGTGATTGTTGCGCTTGGTTCGTCGGCACGGTGGCCGACACTGGCACCGAATTGCCGGGCGATAACCGGAGCGACGACACAGGCGCGCGACTCTTTCAGGATTGTGTGGGCGGGTTTATCGATCGGGCGCGGTTTAGCCTGGTACTCGCTGCCGCCATTGCCAGCCAGGAACGGCGCCAGCTCTGCCTCAACAATACCCAGAGCGTGACCATTCCCGCCCGGGCGCCTTGACGTGCCGGCGGTCACTGTCTGTACCGGTTCGGTAACTGGCTGCCCGGTGGCCCCTGTTCTGAATTTTGTCAGATGTGGTACCGCAATTGCGTAGCCGTGGGTTTTCGTGATCGTCTGCAGCGGTTCATCCAGCGACTGTCCTCTGAAACAGTCATAACGCGCCCGGGTGCTGGTATGATTACACTTCACGATAAACGGCGAAGTACTGTCGATAACGAAACGCTGGATGCCGCGCGCAATACGTTTCAATGTATTGACCGCCAGCGTCTTTTTGCGATCAAAGATGCTCGGCGCCGGGATGGACCAGTCGATGCATTCCGCAGCTGTGCGCCATGGTGCCAGTTTGCCAGCTAGCACCGCCGGTGATTTCGGATCTCCATGAGTGGCTTCCGGCCATACAATCGACTTCCCATCGCAGCGCATCACCATGAAGAACCGCTTACGGATGGTCGGTGCACCATAATCACATGCGCGCAGCTCGCGATACTCAACGGTGTAACCCAAACCGTTTACCAGCCGTGCTGCATCCTCGCTATCAAGCGAAATATTCAGAAATTCGCAGCATTCGGCCAGCGCCGGATGATCCGCTGAGATGCCAGTGGTCAGCATGCCAATGAATGCCTCAAAAGTTTCGCCAGCGCGGGCAGGATCTGGACGCATTTCACCAGCGAGCAGCGGCCCCCACGTTTTAAATTCTTCAACGTTCTCCAGCTTCATCACTCGGGGTTTAGCATCCAGCCCCCAGCGCAGAACCACCCAGGCCAGTCCGCGGATAGCTTTCTCGACAGGCTTAGCTCCTTTCGCCTTTGAAAAGTGACGGCAGTCTGGTGAAAACCACGCCAGTGCTACCGGGCGGCCAGCGGTCGCGACCTTTGGCCTGACTTCGTAAACCGATTCGCAATAGTGCAGCGTGTCCGGGTGATTAGTGGTATGCATCGCTACCGCGTTCGGGTCATGGTTAATCGCAATATCCACGCTGCGACCAATCGCCAGCTCAATGCCCGTTGAGGCACCACCGCCACCAGCAAAGTTATCAACGATGATTTCGCTCTCTCTCACGCGTATTTCTCCATGGCGCTGGCCAGCGAACGAGCCGCGGCGATAATTGACGGTACCGGCATTTTTTCCAGCCACATCCTGTTGATGTGGTGCTGCAGGCGACGCTGGTGGTGCGCCGGGAGTTCCCCGGCGTTTTCTACTTCTGACAGGACCATCGCTACTTCAGCGGGCCATACAGTTTCAGGCACGTCCACCAGCAGAAGGCTTTCCAATTCCTGAATGCGTTTGCAGGCATATTCCAGTGAAGGCTCCACTACCTTACCTCCACTTCAATCCGGGCGATGGCCGCGTCGGCCTTCTGTACCTCAGGATGTTCGTCATAGTCAGGCAGATAGCGGCGAGCGACAGCGGACAGAGAAACCAGAGCCGCAAGCAGGTCGTCGCGTTGCCCAGCAACTTTCGCATTCTCAATCGCTGCTTTCTCAAGCTGGGCTTTGTGTTTTTTGTACGCTTCAAAGGCATGCCAGGACTGGCCTCGGCGCACGCTGGCAGTGATATCTGCAACTTGTTCAGGCGTCAGCGTGGTCAGAGGCTGCACCGGGCAAATCAGCACCTGCCCGGCGTCCCAGTCGAAGCCAGCCTGAATAGACTCAACCTCGACGGAAGGTGTTGCTCCGATACCGCCTGGCGAATGGATGATGATCGTAATTGCAGGGTCACGGCGTTGCGTCAGTGGGTTAGACCAGATACGGGTCATCAGCTCAGAGAATTTAGAAAATTTCACACTGCACTCTCCTCAAACAGAACTTCGCCTTCAATCCCACCGACCTGATAAACGATCGAACCATCTTCCCGATATTCCATCGGTGCAGCGCTCCAGCCTTCCCCTTTGGGATCGTCATCGTCACCAACTTGAACAAAACCGCCAGCGACTACACGGGCCGGGTACATTTCGCCCTCAGTCCAGTATCCCTCGGTGTCTTTGATGCAGAGTATTTGCATTAAAGTGCTCATTTGCTGCCCCCCTCAATCCGTTTGAACTCAATAACCCAAACCCATGGATTGGAATTCCAGGATTCTTCGCCGTAGATGGATTTCCAGAGGGTTACGAATGAGCCGCGGGCGCTCAATTGATGCTGTGTCCAGCCTGGCTGATAGTGCTGCCAGAATCCACCTCGCAGCGTCCCTACTCCTTCGGCCTGAGCATCGCGCTCGCTGATAGCGTTTAATCGCTCCACACGCAAATCAGTGATTTCCAGCAGAATCCGGCTGGCCCAGCGCGGCATGTGAATTGATGGCGTCCAACCTTCTGCAGGCCTGCTTGAATCAGGGTAATCCGCCTTGTAATCACAAAGATCCGCAGCTTTTGAAATGCCCTTCTGTATCTCCTCAATTTCTTCTTCAGAAAGCCAGAAACCATTGAATGTTTCGCGAACCCATATGCGATGCCCCGGCTTACCAAATGCGCTGTTCAAATAGTTTCTCGCCGACAGCTCCCCGGCCAATTCATTGCCAGCCAGCTCGCACCCAAGGTTTTTATCTAATACCGGAAACTTTACCGGGCGCCGTGTCTGCGTCTTCCGTCCGTCGAGAATGGCGCGCACCATCTCAGCGTTAAAAATCATTCCGCGCTCGATCATTTGCATACTCCCGAATCTTACCGATGGCTGAATCTCTGGAGGTCAAAATCAATGGTCGCCCGCTGGTCGCGGAACAATCCAAGCCGTCCGTAGCGGATGACCTTTCCGGTTCTGACTGCAGCCTGAAAATATCGGCCTGCGGTATCCCGGCACATGCGTAGTTCGGCACAAGCTTCTTTCACCGTCAGGCGCCCTTTTTCGCGGGTTAGTTTGATAATCGCCTGGACGCAGGCCTGTTTTTGTTCTCGTGATTTGTTAGCCATGGCCCCTCACTTAACAACGCGCAAATGGCGTACGTTTTTGCGAAAACTATCCCAGTCAAAATTTACCCACATGCCGCCGTCCATCTGGAGACGGTCAAGGATCCTTGCCCCGAGGGTTTCCGTCAGCGATTCGTAGTTAAGGTTGGTCAGAATGCCGACAGGTCGCATGGACGACAAACGTCGGTCGATAACCTGATTCAGGATGACCTTTTCACCGCTGCTGCCGCGCTGAATGCCAACCTCATCCAGGATGAGAAGGTCTACACGACACAAATCGTCCAGCAAAGACGCCTCCGACTGCCCGCCGTCGTAACATTCCCGAACGCGCAACATCAGATCCGGGATGGTCACCACCAGCACAGAGTGACCACCAGCCAACAGGTGATTACCGATTGCCGCCGCCAGATGATTTTTTCCGGTACCAGGTGCACCGCTGAATACGAAGCTGGCAAACCCTGAACCGAAATTCTGTGCATAGCTTTTTGCCATCGTGAGCGCCCGACGCTGCCCATCCGACTCAACCTGATAGTTAGCGAATGTGCAGCCGCGGTGTAGATCCTGAATTCCAGCACGTCCAAAGATTTTCTCTGCACGTGCTCGCTGGTTTTGTTTTTCCAGTTCCTCACAGCGCTTACGGCCTTCTTCGGCTTGCCAGGCACGCCATTCATCAACGCTGCCGAATTTTGGCTGAACGCCAGGGGGAATGAGTTTTTTCAGTCGCTCCAGTGCATTCCCGGTACCAATCATGTTTTTCATCGCTACCCCCTGAATCCCGATGGGATGGTTTTGTCAGGTTCCGAAATCTGATTGGGATCTCGTGCGCCTGGCACCTGCTGAATCGCCCACGGTTCGCTAAAATGCATACCAGGGCCAAAAAACGTTTTCGCCTGTTTCACGTACTGCGTGTTGAGGATTCCCTCGGCTTTAACGAAAGCCGCGTAACGCACCACTCCTGCGAAGATTTCCGCCGTAGTGGTTCCATCCCTGATTCGGGCATTCCAGGCTTTGAAAGCATCTGACTTGCTGTTTCCCCCTGCCCGCTTGGGATAAACCGACCAGACCTGCTCAAAATCATTCGGGTATATTTTTTGAGGTTCAGGTTTATCGCCTTCGTCCTGGTTCTGATCGTCAGGGGGTGTGGCGGAGCCATGCCCCGAACTATCTTCCTCCTGATCCTGTTCCTGCTCCTGATCCTGATCCTGGTTAAGGAACGGTTCGAGAACCCTTTCGGAACCCTTTAGTTTTGCGATACCAATGTGGGATATTGCCGAGGCTAAAACCCGCGCCAGTTCTGGCTTCACCGTAGATTTGTCCGGGACCTGATCAAACAAACGAAGTGCTGCAATTCCCTGGTTTGGGTTTTCAACTGAATTCCAGGTCAGAAAGTTACGAATTAGCACCCATTTCGATGACGAATCACGCGTTGCGAAACCGTTAGCCGATAGCTCATCAAACCCTTTCGAAACCCTTTCAGGAGTCCAGGCTAAGTCTTCCGAAACATATCCATCAGGCAGCCGGAAACACCCAATCATGTTCGTGTGTTGCCCGGTGAGCAGATACAGCGCCAGCAACCTGGCATCATCCGATACCCGGCGCATTCCATCGCTTATCCAAAATGATGTATGCACCTTGCCGTAATCACGCATAGAGACCCCGTTGTTGCTTAAACTGGTGTGTTTTCATCACCAAGCACCCACCGCAAAGCCGCTGCGTATTCGCCGCTGGCGGTTTGAAGTTGCTGGGTGATTTCCCTACGGGATTTGAGACGCGGCTTTGTGTCGCCGAGGACAGCGCGCTGGCGGCGAGCTTTCTCGTGGCCAGTTACACCCTCTGCAGCTGCCTCTAACTGTTTGACCGTTTCCCGTTGCTTTTCCGGTGGCATATCGACCAGCTGACGAGCTTGAGTGACAGTGACTTTTCCAGCCTCAACCGCCGCCTGGACGGCCTGCGTAGCATCCAGTAGAGCCACGGTTGCCTGGACCGTTTTTACGCTGCAGCCAAAAAGCAGGGCAATGTCATTTTCGTCATGACCGTATTCCATCTGCTGAACCATTTTTTTTGCCCGGCCCAGTGGGGTATCTGGTTGCGTTATCTCGTTTTCACTGACCATGTATTTGGCCATTTGAATTGCCGAGCCGCGCTTAGCTATACCGGGTACCGGCCAGGGTTCCAGCCCTGCTCGCTTTCTCCTGGCGTTTGCTTCCATAGCGTTCTTTACGCGCTGCCGACCTGCAACCACGCAGGTTTTCCCTGTCTCTGGGTCCTTCCACACGATAATCGGTTCGAGTACCCCAAGCTCCATGATGTTGAGGATCACAGCTTCATTAAGCGGTAGGTGTACTCGTTCATCGTAAAGCGGGTGTGTTGTATCGGTAACCAGATGCAAACTTTCCGGTTCGAAAAAAAGAACATTGCTTTTGCCGCTGGCGCCGTATGCGTCGATAGAATTTTTAGCCATGGGCGCCCTCGTGATTGATATTCAGTTGGTGAGTGTTCATAATTTCCCCTGTGAATTGATCCTGTTAATTCGCAACGAAAGCCGTAGGTGTTGCAGCACCGCGGCTTTCACCTTTATGAATTCCAGCATCACGTCACCCCCAGCATTGAAGTGACAATGGCCATCAGTGGCGCTGTTAACTCCGGGTCTATCCGGAACATCTCGACAATTCCCTCGCTCAGTTCTTTCAGCTTCTGATGGCGTGGTGCCCTCATAGCAACGGCAACCTTTGCTTCGCTGGTTTCTTTTTCCAAACGAGCCAGACGGGACATAAAATTGTCACCGGGCAAAAGACGGTGACGGTATTCCAGCGGGAGAACGGCCAAGATCGCCGGTGTAAGAAGACGCACGTTCTCGCGATACCTCTCAGATTCAGCCGGGTTGTCCAGGTAGCGAAAAAGCTTCTGTCGGGCTCGGCTTATGTCATCAGGAAAGTCGATCTCCTCGCCGCCCTGCTGTCGCCATTCCTCGACGATATAAGCAGAAACAACATCCTGCCCTGTAACTGCAGCCCAGGCGCGAACGGCAGAACGAATGCCGTCATGATCCGCCACTCTCAACTGATTTCGCTTTATCAGAGCCCCGGTGTTGAATCCGGTATTTTGTTGAAAGGAAAGTGTTTGCATGGTCAGCCTTCCTGGTTTGGTAGGCCGTCGGTCGGGTTTGGGTACGCCTCAGGATCAATTTCATGAGGGGTAACCTGCCAGTTCAGAAACTGACAGAGCGCCCGCACTCTAGAAGTTGGAACTTTCCCCGAATTCATCCAGCGACTTACAGCTTGAGATGAAAGCCCCATGGCTTCTCCAAGCGCTGTTTGCGTTGTGATGGATTTAACTTTGTTTTTGAGCTGTTCGTTCATGGTTCCTCCTTAGATTGAAAATAAGCATACACATTGAAACTTAACGTTTCAAATAAATTACTCTAATTTGTTTCAGTTACTTCTGAAACCTGCGGTTGTAAAATGGAAAGTATGAATACAGAAACCAATCAAGTTTTTGCTTATAGGTTCAACCAAGCCATTACGGAGCATGGTTGGAATCTTTCCGATTTAGCCCGTCGCGTTGGTGTTACGCCGCAGGCTGTACAGAAGTGGGCGAAAGGAAGTTCAATCCCGCGCGGTAAGAAGTTGAAGCTACTTGCTGAAGTAACGGGAAAGCCCGAGCATTGGTATTTCATGCAGCCCGACACTGATGATCCAGAGTTGTTAGCTCAACTAAGCATTCCTAAAAAACTTGATGTTACAGAAGAGGCTCTTCTTGCAATCTTCAACCAGCTTCCTGAAGCAGAAAAGCTTCGATTAATCCTTCATGCGAAGGGTGTACTAAGAGATCTTCAAGCGCTTAAAGATGATGTTAGTGATTTGATAAAAGACCTTAACCGCTGATCCCCCTCCTCTAACGCTGGCATATACATGGGGCGCCGGATTAGGGTGATAGCGAGTAAAGCACCCAGATGTACAGAAAGCATGGGTAGCCGGTAGGCTGGTGAGGAATCCAGATAATTAGAGGTCGCAGAAATGCGGCCTTTTTTACGTACAAAATAAAATTTGCTAGTTATTACGTGCATATGATTTAATGCAGGCACACACACAACATGAGAATAAAATCATGACTACTGAAATCGATGGCTCTGAAGGCAATGAACCGACAGGGAAAGCCAAGGGAGGGAAAGCTCGCGCTGCGAAAATGACTCCCGAGCAAAAGAAAGCTCAATCATTAAAAATGGTGCAAGCAAAAGCAGAGTTAGCCGCTATGCCAAAAGTGATAGCTGGCTCAAACGATGAGCCACTAAAAATTGGTGAGATAGAGCTAGAGTGTTATGTCTTAGATGATGAAAATAAAACAAGGGTGTTTTCTCAGCGAGGCCTGGCCTCAGCCCTAGGATGGGACTCAAGCCAGGCCGCCGCGCGACTCTCGAACTTTACCGAGGGTGGTTTTTTAAATCCTTTTGTAAACAATGAGATACCAGAATTACTTCGTGGCGCGCTGAAGTTCAAAAACCCACACACTCCAGGCTATATGATTGGCTACCCAGCTACTATTCTGGCTGACTTATGTGATGCCATTTTGGCTGCCGATGCAAAGGGAGTGCTAAAAAAAGGGCAAGAAGAGCTTGCCAGAAGGGCTCTTCTTTTGGTTCGTGGGTTTGCAAGGGTGGGCATAGTTGCCCTCGTCGATGAGGCCACAGGTTATCAAAGAATTAGGGAAAGAGATTCATTAGCCAAAATTCTTGAAGCCTTCGTAGCTAAAGAATTACAACCATGGGTTCATACTTTTAGCCCTGACTATTACGAGCAACTCTGCAGGCTTAGAGGCATCCCATACCCACCGCAGAAAAGAAACTTCCCAGCCTATTTTGGCACACTAACAAACAAAATCGTTTATGATCGGTTGGCCCCAGGATTGAGGGATGAGTTAAAGCTTGCAGCTTCTAAAAGTAAAAAATCGGGGAGGCTTCACCAGCACTTAACCCAAGAAATTGGTCACCCGAAACTTAGAGAGCACCTATCGTCAGTTGTCACAATCATGAAGCTTAGCGGTGATTATGATGACTTTGAAAATAAATTCGAAATCATTCATCCAGAACTTCCAAAGCCACCAACAAATAAATAACCCTCAACCCGGCCACCGCGCCGGGTTTTTAATGCCCCTTCCTCGCGAACTCCGCAGCATTACGCAGCAGCCCCTTGTGAATGACCTTGCCTACTGAGCGTCGCTTAGCCTCCAACCGTTCGACAATAGTGTCACGGTCAATTGTCGCGCCGTCGATTATCAGCCCACCAACAGCCCTGCCGATTTCGCCAGCGATAAACGCTGCCCGGTCTTCCAGTAGTTCGCCTTTTTCCTCAACACCTCACCAGCTGATGTCGGCGTTTTTTTGCCTCCATCTACTAAATTTAGTTTCAATTATTTGACTATTGAAATTATTGGTTGTAAGTTTAGCACATCGACAACAAACGCATTGTTGTCAGGTGGTAAACGTTCCGCGGGCCGGCGACAAGGCAGAGGTTGAAATGAGTAAGCAAGGCATCAGAGCCCTGATCATTTCGGCAGTTATCGGGCTCATCTTCTGGGTTTTATTCATCATATGCATTGCGGGGGTTATCTATGGTTAAAAACTACGCGGATGTGCAGGTTATCGACCTGCTTTGTATCTACGAGATTCAGGGGGAAGAATCTACTTGTGACGCTGACAATCAGGAAGTCGTCATTGAATCTACAACCTACGAATGGTTAACGGGTGCTTTATGACTGGAGGTTTATTCGCCCTGGTGATAACCGTCGGCATGCTCATTGGCGGTAATCAGGATGTTTTGCTGGGTGTTTATGACAGCGAGAAAGAATGCCAGGAAGCCGCAGTTGAACAAGGTGTAAAGGGCGAATGCCTGCCATTGAAAGGCGTTCTGGCTGAACACCCCGCCGGATTCACCGCACAGATGTAGGAGGCGTTATGCAGAAACGATGTGCGTATTGCCGCAAGGCACTGGAGGAAGGAAAAGTTGTGAAGATGACCATTCTCATCATTCACGGCACGCAGTTAGTACCACGTGAAAGAATGTATTGCTCGAAACGTTGTGGCGAATACGACGCCATGGCCAACGAGGCCTAACGTAAAACCCGCCGAAGCGGGCTGTACGTCCGGTGCCACCGACCAAAGTTACACCGGAAATTACCAAAACCAATGAACACCCGATGGGCGCTATCAATGGCCCGGGGATTCTAACACCCAAAATTGAGGCTATCACATGGAATATTTTTATCTGATAAAGGCAACTCAAAAATCGGGTAAAGCCGATGCCATTATCTGGCGTTCCGCAAAATCTGAAGCTCGCGCGCAGCTGCAGTTGGACGTTGACCTGGAAGATGCAGAAATCGAAACCGGGCGCGGCAAAGACTACCTGAAACCTATTCGCACCGATTTCCCGGTATTTAATGACCTTCCCGCTGAAGGTGTTCTGGATTTTGAATGGTGCAAGCGCTATCAGCTCGGCGACGACCAGCGCACCTGGCAGGTTATCCCGGGGGCTGTTGCTAGTTCAACCACCGTTGTTGAAGATGAGATCGTTAATGATGATTCAGACGAAAACGATTCGGATGCTTCAGACGATACGGTTTCAGGCGATGAAAACTCCCTCTACAACCTCGCAGAGATGCCCTTCCGCATTCAGCTGCTGGCACAGTATATGGCAGAAGAAAGACACGTTTATCACATCAGCATCCCGCATCGCGGGCGGCTTTCCGCCATGGAATTGGATACAGATAATTCGGCAGTTCAGGATCTCATTCTTGCCACTGAAAGTATCCCTGAAATAAAGAAATACGACATGCCGGCTTTGTGGAAATTTACTAGCGCAAATAAAAAGGTCTTCCCTGAAGGGAAGCGCCACGAACTTGGCAAGCGTATTCAGTTTGCGAAATTGTGGTTCGAAACCAATGCTATCGATCGCGACATCCTTACCAGGGAATGGGCAGTAGGCAATCAGATTTCAGCAGTTCCCCATGTTGACACTCACGCTATACCCGAACGCTATAAACGCGCCGTAACGCAGAATATCGCGAATCTGGCTATTGAGATCGCTATTGCTCAACTGTACCCGGATGCAGAGCCGGGAAAAATCAGCCGCCCTCAACTCATCGGCGCCAAAGACCTGGTAGACAGGAAAGAGGATGTCCATGTTAAGGCGCTCAAGATTCTGAGCAAAACCACAGACATTCTCGATTATGACGCAAATAGCATTTTCGGCGTTACCCGTGCCATTAAATGGAATGGAGAAGAAAGCACGTCAGAACTGCGGGCAATGGTTCGTAACTGGCTCGCGGCTAACGGCATTTATGAAAACGGCGAGCGCTCAAAAGGCTATCCGGAGTGGGAAGAGGATCCGCGCGCGGGCCGTCAATCAAATGTCGTTGAACAATCTCACGAAGATCTGACGGAAACCAAACAACCTGAAATTGCCAAAGTCAGCGCTGGCATGTACTCCATTGAAGGCCTTATGGCCTCTCCTGCCCCAAAAAGCGACAACGAAGAGGCCACCAGCGATGTGCAGATGGAAGAGACTCAGCAGGTCAAAGACGAAGTTGATAATCCGGTACCGGCAGGCGAAAGCGCTGATGCGGATGCTAAAAAAACAGATGCCGTAAACGCACGCAAAATTTTAACTGAGCGCTGTCCTGACCTGGCCGCTGCGGTTCTGCAGGACCAGGAAGCAACAATCACGCCTGAATATTCCGTCGAAGAACCAGACCAGGAACCGCCGGCACCAGCATGGCCGGAATACTTCGAGCCAGGTCGATATGAAGGTGTACCGAACGAGGTTTATCACGCCGCCAACGGTATCAGCTCCACGATGGTTAAAGATGCCCGGGTATCGCTGATGTATTTCGAAGCGCGCCATGTCTCAAAAACTATCAATAAGGAACGCTCGCCGGTTCTGGATATGGGCAACCTGGTGCATGCGCTGGCACTGCAACCGGAAGACATGGATAAAGAGTTCAGCGTCGAGCCCGAAATCCCGGAAGGTGCATTCACCACCACGGCTACGATCCGCGCCTTTATCGACGAGCACAACGCCAGCCTGCCGCCGCTGTTGAGCGCCGACGATATCAAAGCATTACTGGATGCACATAACGCCACCCTGCCCGCGCCGTTCCCGCTTGGGGCATCCGTTGACGAATCCTATGCGTCATATGAGCAACTCCCGGAAGAGTTCCAGCGCATCGAGAATGGGACTAAGCATACCGCCACGGCGATGAAAGCCTGCATCAAAGAATACAACGCCACCCTGCCCGCGCCGGTTAAAACCAGCGGCAGTCGCGACGCATTGCTGGAACAGCTGGCAATCATTAACCCTGACCTGGTCGCACAGGAAGCCCAGAAGCCGCAACCACTGAAAGTCTCCGGTACCAAAACGGATCTCATTCAGGTTGTGAAATCGGTTAAGCCGGATGCAGTGTTTGCCGATGAGCTGCTGGATGCATGGCGCGAGAATCCGGAAGCAAAAGTGCTGGTTACCCGCCAGCAGCTGGCTACGGCACTGGCCATTCAGAAAGCACTGTTGAATCACCCGACCGCCGGCAAGTTGTTGACGCACCCGAGCCGTGCCGTCGAGGTGAGCTATTTCAGCATTGATGAGGAAACCGGGCTGGAAGTTCGCGTGCGTCCTGACCTTGAGATAGACATGGGCGGCCTGCGCATCGGAGCGGACCTGAAAACCATCAGTATGTGGAACATCAAGCAGGAAGGCCTGCGCGCAAAGCTGCACCGGGAAATCATCGAGCGCGATTACCACCTGAGCGCGGCTATGTACTGCGAAACCGCAGCCCTTGACCAGTTCTTCTGGATATTCGTTAACAAAGACGAGAACTACCACTGGATCGCCATCATCGAGGCATCCGAAGAACTACTGGAACTCGGCATGCTGGAATACCGCAAAGCTATGCGCGCGATCGCGAACGGTTTCGACACTGGCGAATGGCCGGCGCCAATCACTGAGGATTACGCCGAAGAACTCAACGATTTTGATTTACGCCGTCTCGAAGCGCTGCGCGTACAGGCATAAGGGGATATGACGATGGAAAACACCAATATTGTTACCACTGAGCAACAGGCTCCAAATACCATTTCTGCCAGTAACGCCATCTTCAACGTGCAGGCGCTCGGCCAGCTAACGGCATTTGCAAACCTGATGGCAGATTCTCAGGTGACGGTACCTGCACACCTCGCGGGTAAACCAGCCGATTGCATGGCGATCGTTATGCAGGCAATGCAATGGGGCATGAATCCCTACGCAGTAGCGCAAAAAACGCATCTGGTAAACGGTGTGCTTGGGTATGAAGCCCAATTGGTCAATGCGGTAATCGCCAGCTCAAGCGCCATTCATGGCCGCTTTCACTATCGTTACGGAGGCGACTGGGAGCGCTGCACCAGGACTCAAGAGGTCACCCGGGAAAAGCACGGCAAAAACGGGAAATACAATGTCACCGAGCGTGTACGAGGCTGGACAGATGAGGACGAAATCGGGTTGTTTGTCCAGGTCGGCGCGATTCTGCGCGGTGAATCAGAAATCACCTGGGGGGAGCCACTTTATCTCTCTGGAGTCGTCACACGTAATTCTCCTTTGTGGGTTTCTAACCCGAAACAGCAAATCGCTTATCTGGGCGTCAAATACTGGGCGCGGCTGTATTGCCCGGAAGTCATCCTGGGTGTTTACAGCCCGGATGAGGTTGAACTAAGGACCGAGCGAGAAATAAACCCGGCGCCGGCGCAAAGAATGTCTGTGGCAGAGATCACCAACGGAACAGACATCACCACCAGCGCGCAGGATTCAGCTCTCAATATTGATTCCCTGGCAGATGATTTCCGTGACCGCATTGAGCGCGCCGAATCGGTCGATGCAGCAAAAGCCATCAGGGCGGATCTGGATAAAGAGAAAGCTGTGTTGGGCACTGTTCTCTTCACCGAGCTGAAAGGCAAAGCGGTTCAGCGCTACTTCATGGTTGATGCACGAAACAAAGTTGAGGCCGCCATAAATTCACTTCCTAACCCGGGGGATCCGGAAGCCGAAACTTTATTCGCGAAGGCAGAAAGCACCCTGACCTCATCGCGCCGCCACCTCGGTGATGAACTGTATGACCAGTTCCGCATCACCCTGGATGACATGAAACCGGAATACATTTGCTAACCAGAGAGGGAGGAGAAACCCTCCCTGATAAGGAATGTGTATGCGACTGATAAACCGAAGCAAACAATCGCCGCTGGGGCGCCAGGCATGCGATGCGGCACTGGCGAGGCACGTTGAACTCTACGGCAATTATGGGCGCCAGAAAACAAAGCGGACCTACACCGTGATCGTCCATGGTTCAAAAATCACTGTAGAGATTGTTAATCGTAAATCCAGTTATGTGGCTACCGCCATGAACTGCGCGCGCAGGTTGCGTCATTTACCGGGCCAGTTCTCCTGATATCGGAATATCACCCTATCGGGCTTTAGTGGCTCATATTAATCAAACTGGAGGTTTACATGGGACAGCTCGTTAGCTTAGAAGACTGGGCTTCCGGTCCTAATGGGTTTAAGCATCCGCCATCCAGAGCGTCTCTGCACAGAATTGCAAAAACGGGACAAACGATCCCGAGGGCGCTAAAGCTTGGTCGGCGATGGGTTATAGATGAAGATGCAAAATTCATAGGCCTAATCACTTCGCCGGTTCTACCATCCCGCATGCCGAAAGCGGTTAAGACGCTAATGGAGCGAGTAATTAATGGCAGCCAGACCACGTGATCACAAAGTTAATATTCCAAATCTTTATTGCAAATTGGATAAACGTAACAGCAAAACTTACTGGCAATACCGGCACCCTTTAACCGGTCAGTTTATCGGTTTTGGCACTGATCAGGATGCGGCCAGTCAGGCCGCAACTGAACTTAATCGCCTACTGGCACAACAGGAAACAGCTCAGTCTTTTGCCCTCATAGATATGGTGAATCATAAAAAGGTTAATTCAAAAAAATCCATACGGATGCGGGTATGGATAGACCGTTATCTGAAGATACAAGAGGAGCGACTCAGTGATAACGAAATAAAAATTAATACGCTCAAATCGAGAAAGACATGCGTCAGTGTTCTTGCACAACGGATGCCTGATGTTGGGATACAGGAAGTAACCACGAAAATGCTTGCGGCCATTACCGACGAATATAAAGCCAAAGGTAAAGCACGAATGGCACAAACGCTTCGTAGCGTCTGGATCGATTTGTTCAGGGAGGCACAACATGCGGGTGAAGTTGAGCCAGGATACAACCCGGCACTAGCTACCAGAAAAGTCGTTGCTCGAGTTAACCGCTCTCGACTGAATTTTGAAATGTGGCAAGCGATCTTTGAAGCGGCCAGCAATATGGCCCCTTACGTTCAAAACTCCATGCTGTTGGCGATAGTCACCGGACAAAGGCGCGGTGATCTCGCCAAAATGAAGTTCTCAGATGTTTGGGACGGATACCTGCACGTTAAGCAGCAAAAGACAGGTGTGAAACTTGCTATTCCACTCAGTTTGCGCAGTGAGGTGCTGGACATTAGCCTGGCACAAGTGATCAAGCGCTGTAGGGATCGGGTTGTTAGCCCGTGGCTTCTTCACCACGTAACGTCCAGTGGGAAAGTAAAAGCCAGCGATCAGGTTGGCGAGAACAGTCTTAGCGTTTCCTTCAAACTCGCAGTGGATAGCACCAACCTTTCCGTTGAAAGAGGGAAAACAATGCCTACTTTCCATGAGCAGCGCTCGCTGTCCGAACGTCTGTACGAGGCTCAAGGAATCAACACCCAACAGCTGTTAGGGCACTCATCGGAAAAAATGACCGCGCAGTATCATAACGATCGAGGTCTCGACTGGGTGAAAGTGAAGGTGTAGCTACGTGAAAAATTGGGTCGTACCCCCATGCAAATTTAGCAAAATTTAAAGATTTATTTTGGGGAAAAGTTTTGGAGGGATTTTGGGGAAGAAAAAAAGACAAAAAACCGGGCGCTGCGCCCGGTCTTCTTCTACTCGTCAAAACGCGCGACTAGCTCAGTCCGCGGTTTTCCAGCATCGGCTCAATCTGCGGATCGTGTCCGCGCCACTGGCGATAAAGTTCTGCTAAATCAGTACTATTGCCGCGAGACAAAATCGCTTCGCGGAAACGCTGGCCGTTTTCACGGGTTAAACCACCCTGCTCAACGAACCACTGATAGCCGTCATCCGCCAGCATCTGCGTCCACAGATAGGCGTAATAACCCGCTGCGTAGCCGCCGCCGAAAATATGCGAAAAGTAGCTGCTGCGATAGCGCGGCGGCACGGCGGCCAGATCCATATTCTCCGCACGCAGGGACGCGGCTTCAAACGCATCGACATCGTCCGGGAGTTTATCCTCCCTCACGCTATGCCAGTGCATATCCAGCAGCGCCGCTGCGAGCAGTTCGCTCATGTCGTAGCCTTTATTAAACTTCGCCGCGCGGAACATGCTGTCGCGCAGCGCGGCCGGCATGTTTTCCCCGGTTTGATGATGCCGCGCATAGTGGGCAAATACCTGCGGCTCGCTGGCCCAGTGTTCATAAATCTGTGAAGGAAACTCAACAAAATCGCGCGGCGTATTAGTTCCCGACAGACTGGCATACTTCTGGCTGGCAAACAGGCCGTGCAGGGTATGCCCAAATTCGTGAAATAAGGTGATGACCTCATCCCAGGAAAGAAGCGCGCTATGTCCGGCTTTGGGTTTCTGGTAGTTACAGACGTTATAAATTACCGGATGCTGCGCACGCAGGGTGGATTGTTCAACAAATACGCCCATCCACGCCCCGCCGCTTTTGCTGTCCCGCGAGAAGTAGTCGCCGTAGAACAGCGCAATTCCCTCTCCGTTAGCGTCGATAATTTCCCATACCTGCACGTCCGGATGATAAACCGGAATGTCGAATCGCTCGACAAAGCGAATACCGAACAGCTGTGTCGCCGTCCAGAACACGCCGTCGCGCAGGACGCGGTCGAGGGCAAAATAGGGCTTGAGCTGCGCTTCATCGATGGCAAATTTCGCCCTGCGCACCTGCTCGGCGTAATAGAGCCAGTCCCACGCCGCCGCGCGGAAATCACCGCCTTCATTATCAATAACTTGCTGAATATCCGCCAGCTCCTGCTCGGCCCGCGCCTTCGCCGCCGGAGCGATTCGCCGCATAAAGGCAAACGCCTCTGCCGGATCGCCCGCCATCTGATCGGCCATTGACCAGCTGGCGAAGTCATCAGCGCCCAGCAGCTGCGCTTTGCGCGCGCGGAGCTCCGCTAGCCGCAGTACCAGCTCGCGAGTGTCATTCGCATCGCCCTTCTGATTTCGCGTCCAGCCTGCTGCAAACAAATTCTCTCGCGTCTGCCGGTCCTGCAGCGAAAGCAGCGCGGGCTGCTGGGTCGTATTGAGTAAAGGCAGCAGCCAGCGACCACCTAATCCCTTCTCCTGCGCGGCTTCTGCCGCTGCGCTTATCTCATCGTCGCTAAGCCCTACGAGCTGATGAGCGTAATCCACCACCAGACCACCAGATTTTACCGCCGCCAGCAGGCGCTGCTGAAACTGGCTTTGCAGCGCTGCCGCTTCGGTATTCAGCGCGCGAAGCGCCGCTTTTTGATCGTCCGCAAGCGTGGCTCCCGCAAGGGTAAAGCGTTGCCAGGTCACCTCCAGCAGACGTCGGGATTCGGCGTCAAGGGAGAGCGACTCTCGCCGCTCCCACACCTGCTTCACGCGTTGAAAAAGGGCATCGTTGAGCCAGATATCATTCGCCAGTTCCGCCAGCTCAGAGGAAAACTGCTCATCAAGCGCCTGAATGGCCGGATTGGTCTCCGCGCCCGCCATAGCGAAGAAGACGTTGGTTACCCGAGCCAGCAGCTGGCCGCTCTGTTCCAGGGCTTCCAGCGTGTTGGCAAAATCAGCCGGCTGCGGGTTATTCGCGATAGCGGCAATCTCTGCGCGCTGGCGACGAACGCCCTCGTCGAAGGCCGGACGGTAATGACTCACGTCAATCAAATCGAAACGCGGCGCCTGATAAGGCAGCAGACTGACGCTAAAAAAAGGATTGTTCTCCGACAT